CTTAGCCTCACCGTTATGCACCCTTGGCATGAAGTCAGACTTCTTACCGAAGGAAACTCGTGCACTGTTGACTACCGACAAGTCAGTACCCATGTGATCAATGTAAGATGCTACAATCATTTTTAGTCTTCCAATATCTGTTTAATTTTCTTCTTCAGTTGATGTGTCTCAATCAGGAATGCTACTGTCATCCCCAATACAAAGGCAGCAATTACATTCAGGATCATGCTTTCCATTACCAACCCATCTCCTCTTCTTTCTCCTCATGCTTGATGTGCTCAAGGATCTTGACACCAGTCAGTGTGGTACGGCTATACATCTTACCGTCCTGACCTTTGAAGGTGGTGATAAGGTTAGTCACCTCTGCAGTAGATCCATTACCGATCAGACCCATCTCTTCTGTCCAAGGATTACCATCAGCATCAGTTACCTTTGGTGCACCACCTGCTTGAGGTAAGACAGAGCCATCACGACGAGTGACCTTGTGCTTACGTTCAAACTTGATAGACAGTTGACCTTCCATCAGTCGTTTCTGGTTAGGCTTCTTCTGTGACCCTGTGGCCTGAAGCTTTGTGAACTCATCCTTAGATAAGATCTGGTTCAATGTGTATGCACCTTCACATTCCACATAGGAACCTTCGTAACCATTCATGTCACGATTGTTCTCAAAGATTCGTGCCCACTCGATGGTGCCTGTAGTTGTTACGTCTTGATATTTTGCCATGCTAATCTCCTATGCTGGCGTTTCGTGATTCGTTTGTATCTTATATTCTAGTGTGTGTCAAGCCAAGATTTACCAATATCTGTAGAACCTGCAAGGGGGCACATGATGTTTAGCTCTAAGCCTGTCCACTCAATAGAGTTACGTTGTATTTCCCCTAGTCTTTCTGCTGCATCTAACGATCCTTCTACCTCTGTCTGCCATTCATCATGCGGCCATGTGACCAGCTTGAACTTAATCTTTTCTTTTGTTGCATCCTCTATCCACTTGCGGGTAGCCCACTTCATGATGGTACTCTCACCATTCTGCAACATACCTGCCAAGGTCTTATGTTCATTCGGGACAACAACCCTGCGACTGTCATAGCCTCTGAAGTATCCTCTCTCTGCAATGGCAGGGATTACTTTAGTCTTTAGTTTCTTGAGGCCAGTGATACTATCCATGAAGTTATTAACAGCCTGACCAGCCTGACCCGTAGATGTCTTGAGGATCTGCCCGATCTTGTTAGTACCTGCACCTAGCAGGAAGGCATAGATGAAAGTCTTAGCCATGTCTCTGGTGATATGTGGTAGGCCAAGAGCCTTACGGTTTAGGTTGTGGATGTCTGTCTCGTCTTCCTTCTTACCTGTGATGATAGCATCTATGTACTCTTGGCTCTCCATCAGGTCTGCCAGTATGCGTAGCTGGATACCTTCTGCATCTGTACCCACAAGATAGTTGCCTTCTTCTACTGTCCACAATCCTCTGAATGGTCCGTCATACTTAGCCTTCACCTTCTCCACATCTGTCTTCGGTGTGCCGTGGAACTGAGCAGGGATGTTTGCTTGGTTAGGTGCAGAGTGTGACAGCCTACCCGTCCATGCCCCAATGTGGTGGAACTTACCATGTATCCTACCGTCCTTACCTACACACTTCAACCACTCGTCAAGGCTGGATCGTCTACCTTCTAGTGTCAACCACTCAGCCAATGCCTTAGCCCCTGAGGGTGCATCATCAGGCAGTGTGTTGAGGTTAGTCTCATTGCACATCCACCCATACTTGGCAAACTTAGCTGACCGTGTTTGATCTGGTATCCGTTCACGTTCAAACTTTAGATACCCCTTGGTCTTGTCCACTGGTTGCCACCCTGCATCCCACAGCCTGTCGATCCTCTGTGGTGTAGAGCCGGGGTTGAATGGTACATACTCCATGCATACCAGATCCTCCCCATCCTTGTACGTCTTACTGTACTTGCCAAGGGCATCCGTTACATTCTTGTACAGGCTACCATCTGCCTTCATCCGATACTTGATACGGTTGACCTCGACAAGCTTAGGCGGGAAGTCGATCTGGAACTGTGCCTCTAACTCTGACATGCGTGTTAGCACACCGCCCAGATATTCCTCTGCCATGTCCTCGTCAAACTTAAACCCATTGGTGTGCATGTCATGACAGATGATCTGAATGTCATGCTCCATGCGTAGAGCCTTAGACCATTGCTTGTCGAAGATCATACCCTTGAATTTGTTGAACAGTTTAACAGTCACCTCTACATCATTGATGCAGTAGTCTTCCATCTCTTGTGTCAAGCCACCTTCGAAGTCTTTGAAGTCACCCTTGTACAGGCCAAGTCTCTTGCCCCATGCATCTAGGCTATGACCCATAGATATATTGTAGTCAGCAAGACGAGAGACAACAAGAGTGTCAACAACAGCACTGGGTTGAATGGTATCTCCAAGTAAACGATTAATGACAGGCACATCAAAACCAATGCCATTGTGAAAAACATATTTGCTCACCCCCTTGCAGTAGGTTTTAAATCTCTGCATCTCTGCAGCATCAGAGGTAAGGTTCCTAAACACATGGGCCTCACCTGTGTTGACATCCTTTGAGCAGATAACCCAGATGTGTTTAGCATCCAAGCTATCTGTCTCTATGTCCATTGCTACTATCTTCATTGGTGTACTCTTCCTTTGCAATCTTAAGACTGTCCTTGATGTTCTTCTTGGTCAACTTACAGACACTAGCATGTTTACTCCTGTTCTCTGTTGATGTGAGTATCTGTAAGTTACCTGACCAGTGAGGTCCACCTTTAGACAAAGGCCACATGTGGTCTACGTGGTGTTCAATACCTGTAGCCTCAGAGATAACTTGTCTTAACTTAAATATATCTCCTATTCTTTTCCTCTCTACCTCACAGTTACGAAGGAACTTAGGTATGGCTTTACGTTTCCTTGCCCTTCTTCTACTAAACCCCTCGTAACACTTCTCCCTATTAGCTCGATAGTAATATTTTGCGTATAACCTGTTCTTCTCTCTATTTTTTTCTCTATAAGTTTTCTTATCTTTAAGTATCTTATCTTTGTTAGCCTCCCTGTAATCTTTTTTACAAGCCTTACACTGATTATGATAGCCATCCTTTGAATTTTTAGAACGACAAAACATACCAAGTAACTTAGTCTCCTTACATTTACTACACATCTTAATCATAACTTACCTATCCAATGTATGACTTCATCATGGGGATCATCAGGAGAATCTATCAAACTTTTCTCTGAGCATGAAGGTGTCTCCGTCGAAGGTGAGTGATCCTGCATGTCCTGTTGTTCCTGCTGGTCTGTTCTTTGTGACCAAGAGTTTGGTGGTGTTTCTGTCATCGTCATCCTCCGACATCTTATCCCTCTCTAACTTAACAACAACACTAGCACGTTTACCAATCGTCCGACAATCCCTTATCTGCCCGTCATCATTCTCATGGGCGATGGTTACGATACCCACGTTTAACTCAGCCGCCATCCGGGATAACTGTACAGACAAAGCCGACAACCACTTCTCAATACTCTCGTCACCCTGCCTTGAGTAGGCCAAGTCTTGGATAGGTTCGAAGAATACATACTTCACACCACATGCCTGACTAAAGTATCTGATCCTGTTTAGTATCTCCATTGGATCTTCGTCCACCCCGATAGTAAACTGGTAGAGGTTTTCTTTCTCTGTCAATTCAATCAATGCCTGATCCACTTCCTCACCCATCTGTGCCTCGTCGATCAGATCCTTGCGGGTAAGGTTACGTTGTAGCTTGTAAGACACCAGCCCCAGCAACCCACGTTTCTTTGTCTCCTCAAGGTGACAGATAGCAATGGGAATATCTGTGTGCTTGGACAACATATGATACTCTAGGTACCTCATGAACTCTGTCTTACCGATACCTTCGGGTGCTTGGAACACTGTCAAGTGTCCTTGCATTAGCCCTAAGGCTACCTCGTCAAAGGCTGCAATACCTGTGGGTAGGTACATTGCATCGTCTTCTTCGTGCAGGATGCCTAAGAATTGTTCAGGTGTATTCCATACATTCTGTGGTGTGTACTTCTTTGCGTTGTAGAATGCAGATCGATAGGACGTTGCAGCACCAGACTCTAAGAACTCATTGGCATCCTTGTACTTGTCATGCGGTATTCGATACACCTTATTCGGAAACAGGTTAGCTATCTTATCTGCTATTGCATTCCCTGCATCATCCGTATCAACCGACAACACAATCTTATCAAAGCTGTTGAGCCATTCCTTTGCAGCACCTTGCCATAACTTCTTAGATGGTGATGCAGATGGTAAAGATACACATGGATATTTATGGTCAAGCATCTGGAATGCAGACAGGGTATCAACCTCTCCCTCTGTTACAACAACAAGCCTAGCAGAACCAGCATTGAATTTATCCATACCAAACAGTTCATCACTCTTGAACCCTGCCTCTGTCCTAAAGTCTTTGGGCATGGTACGCATCTTACGTCCACCTGATGGATAGATGTAAGCTTGTTTCTGTATCTCTCCTTCTGCATCTACAAAGCTTTGCACCCCATAGAAATCCATAGTCTTTTCCTTAACACCTCTATACTGCATGATCTTAGGTGTTAGAAGTTGTGCCTGTAATACTGTCACGTTATCCTCTCTTTCTTTCAAGGGGTATTTATCTCTTGCCCAATCCTGCAACACCATCCCTCTATGTGGGTATGATCTATCACAAGATAAGCATTTACCATTCATATCATCCGTCCAGTATGTAAAGGCATCACTACTAGAGCAATCCTCAAAGGGACATGGTTGATGTGTTAATCTATTCATAGCATCTATCCTTATAGAATATATATTCGGGGGGCCAGAACAAGTCTATTATATCCATGATCTTTCATCTGTCAACACCTTTTTTCACATACCTAGAAAAAATATACAGCACATAAAGTATCAGATCAAACCGCATCAGTAATGCCAACATGACCAGCACCCCGACTACCTCACCAGCTTGTGACATATTCCTCCCCAAGTCTAAGAGATGTCTGCAAGATCCTTAGCTCGTCCGTGAGTAGCCTAGCCCGGCCTGTTTCACCCTCCCACATGGCCTCGTCCAATGCCCTCTCCACGGCCTTTATTTCGTCCTCTATGTAGGACCACTCTTTCTGTGGCATGATCCAGTCAGCAGCCTCCACCTGTTCAATCGTATTTCTATAATAACTGTGCATCATTCTTACCCCTCATTATAAACTTTTGGTTTGGCTATTAGTACCACTTCTTCTTCACCCTCAAGCCAAGCCTCTATTGCCTCTCTTAACCAATAAGGTTCGTATGCATTTTCTTTATGCTCAACCCTGTATTTCACTACCGTTTCTACATAGTACATTATACTTCCTCCATAGCTACCCGCAGGTGTTTCAATGCTTCCAAGTCAAACTCTCTATTCAGCAAGTCATCCATATATCTTTCCGCATCTTTCTTGCGTGGTGTAGAATACCAACAGACTAACATGCTACCATCAAAGACCTTCACACTAAACATTTTCTTTCCTCCTATAGATGGCAATGGTTGCTTGCTTTGGTGGATAGACACGGCCGAGCAGCTGTGTCTCTATCCCCTCCCTTGTCTCTGCTTCGATATAACACCGATAGTTGGTGCCACTCTCTATGAATGTTGCAAAGTATTTCATTGTCCATGCTCCAAGATTGCGGCCAAGATACCGGCCAAGATTAATATTCCCATTGTAAAATACAACACACTCATGTTGCATAGCCGCATTTTAAAAGGCCCCTTAGGTATCCTTGTTGAAATAGGCTATCTGGCGGGTCTTCGTTAAAAGAAGCTATTGCAGCCTCTATATCAAAATCAGGTTGATTAACATCCTTTTCTGCAGCCAATCTACCTAGATAATGTGGTTCTTCCGAATAATCCATGGTTCTTTCCCTTCTTAGTATTTCTTGACCATCTCGACGATGGTGTTGACGTTATTGCCTATGGTGTAACACAGTCTGCAATCTTTGCATTTTTGTCCAGTACAATTTTGTTCTTCGACATGCTCATGCTCTAACACATTGTTGAATGTCCGGTCGAAGTGCTTTGGTGGTTTACGCATGATCGTGCCAACCCGTGGATTGCTATAGATCAAGGTTAAGTTAGTAGGCTTTTCCCTAGTCGCATAATACTTTGCTATAAAATCATTTCTCTTTGTCCACAAAGCAAAGCTGCAATGCGGGTTCTTCTTTGCTATGC